GGGAATTTGAACGCCGCGACGTCCAAGCTACTTGTCGGCGGCGGCGGTGCAGCAGTCGGCGCTGCCGAGGGCGCCGCCATGGCCGGCGGCGGGATGATTGCGAAAAGCCTGATCAAGGGCATTCTCGGCGGCATCGCGACTTACGCCATCGCATATCAAGTTGAGTCCGCGCTGTATGACGCGCTGGTGCCTGAGAAGACCAAGAAAGAAATCAAGCGGCGCAGCGATGCCATTGATGACATGAAGTATAATCTGATGTCGAAGGCCGAGCTGCAACGCCGCGCGTTCAATTCCGACCGGCAGCGGCAACGCATCGCGCCCATTGGCGATTTTACGCTCGGCTCCGATCGCGGCTTTCGTCTTGACGCGGGTCCTAATCTTGCTGGCTTTGACCGCGCGATGGACGCCCAGGCGGCTGGCGTAAAATTTGGCGCTGCATTTCGTCAGGCAGTGGCGACAGAGCTCGATGGCGCGGTTTCAGATACGCATTCGACCATAGATAAAATCGTCGGGTTGATGACCTTCGGCGCCAGCCCGAACATTACGCCGAGCGCGGCTGGCGGTGGCGGCGGCGCAACCGGAGGGCTCAACACCAACGGTGTCCATTCTGATGCTGGCGTCTCGCCGGCTTGGCCGTAACCTGCGGGAGCTGATCTTTGAACCAATATTTTTGGAGGGGTGCGCAGAGATGTTAGATCAGGCGATCTTCCAGATCAGCGTCGGTGGCACCGACGTTACCGAGACGTTCGATCCGATCCTGCAGCAGTTGCAGGTCGAGGATCATTCCGGTGAGTCGACTGATCGCGCCATGGTCACGCTCGCCGACGTAGATGGCGCGATCCTATTGCCGTCCGTCGGCGACAGCGTGAATATCCTGCTCGGTTGGAAGATCGCCGGCGGTCTCACCCAGGTGTTCGACGGCATCGTTGACGAGGTGGCATCACGCGGCGGCCGCGGTGCCGGCCGCTTGCTGGTGGTTAAGGCGCACGGTTTTGATACCGGCGGCAAAGCCAAGGAGCCGCAGCAATTTCACAAGGACAACGCGAGCCTGCAGGACTTCCTGTCGCAGGCGGCCGGCAATGCCGGTTTGAGTTTCCAGGCGGAGGGCTCGGTCGGCGGCATCCAGAGGCCCTATTGGGTTGCCGGCACCGAGAGTTTCATTCACCTCGGCCAGCGCATCGCGCATGAAGTCGGCGCCGTGTTCAAGATCGAGGGCACGCAAGCCTATATGTGGCCGCTCAATACGCCGCTGCAGGCGGCCGGCAGCGGTGGCGGCAACGTCACCGCAATCTGGGGCGAGGGCAACGACACCGGCAATCTGATCGAATGGGATATTTCGCCGATCGTCGGGCGCCCACAATATGCCCAGACGAGTGCGCGCTGGTTTGATCACACGACGGCAACCTGGAAGGAAGTCACGCAATCGATCGGCGGCATTGGCAGCGATTATGCTAGCGATTACGCCGCGACCCACACCCATCGCCAGACGCGCGCCGATGCGGGCGAGGCAACCACGACCGCGGCCGCCAATGCGGCGATCTCCACGCGCGAGGCCGGCACCGGCATCGTCACTATCGTTGGGCAACCGGCGGCGTTCTGCGAAGGATCCTGCACCGTCAGCGGCGTGCGCGCCGGTGTCGACGGCACCTATCGCATCGCTGGCGTGCGCCACGAGCTCAACCGCTCGTCAGGCTTTATCACGCAGCTGGAATTGAAGCAGCCCGGGGGGGGCGCCGGCACAGATCCTCGCCCTGTCGTGCCTAATCTAACTGGGCCGCCGCCCATAGACAGCGTGCCGCCCGCGATCGACCCCGCAACGCCGCCGACCTGATCGTGTGGAACGTATCGATAATTCGGTTATCTCAATTTCGGCGCCAGGCCGCCGTGAGCAACATTATGCAGTTTTTCAAAAAGCTGATTTCTCGCCCGAGAAGCCCACCTGCGCCACAGTTGTCGAGTAGCGACTTTGCCGTCGCGATCGACACGCTTACTGCCATCACGATTGCGCACCACCGGCTTATCGGCCTCGTCGCCGGCCACCTGCTTGCCCTAACACCACCTGAGCGGCGCCGAGACTTGATCAATGCCCTATATACCCGCGCTCCTCAGGAGGGTGCACCTAACCTCAAGTGTGGCCTGACCGGGAGGACATTTGAAGAGATCGGCCACGAGGCAGATGACATCGCAACGGAACTGATCGACGCCCTCGCGTTGGCTGCCGAAGATGCGGCGCGCGACCCGCGCGGATAAGATGACACCAACGGAAAAAACCAATCCAGCCGCTTACCAAGCGGCGTGTCAGCAGATCCTCGCAATCATCGACGGCGCACAGGCGCCGGCCGATCCGACCGCAGCGAGCGAGCCCGGGATGATCCAGACAACCGCGCCGGGTGCGCCGCGGGCGCGCCGTTCCCATACCGACGCCCATGCGCTTGTCTTCGGGCGCCTTGCCGATCTGATTGAGCCGCCGGATCAACCGCCCGTCACGAAATCGGGCGCGGCGGAAGCCGGCGTCGATGAGACCGCCGAGCGTCAGCCTATTGCCGAGGAACTGCGCCGCGACGCGCTCAACGGCGAGCTGGCGCATCTGCCGATGACCGATCTCGGGAATGCCGAGCGATTTCGCAAGCGTTTCGGCCACCTGTTCAAATGGACCGCGGCGCTCGGCTGGCACTACTGGGACGGGCGGCGCTGGGCGCGCAAGAGCGCCGAGGGCCGCGTGCGCATGGCCGCGCACGAGACGGTGCGGGCGATCCAGGACGAGGCCAAGGCAGTGGGCGGGCAGGCCGACGCCATCGCCGCCGAATTCGCCGCCGATGAGATCGAGCAGGCCGAACAGGCGACGAAGAAGAAAAAGCCGAAAAAGGACAAAGGCAAGCGCGCTCATCTGCAGCTTGTCGGCGACGATTTTACCGCCGAGGTCGAGGCGGAAAAGCCGGCGCTCGACAAGCGCAAGATCGAGCTCTTTCTCAAGTTCAAGCGTCTGCGTGGCCTCGGCCTGGCACTGTCGGAGTGGGGGCGAGACTCGGAGATGAATTCCAAGATCACGCCGATCGACAAACACGCGGGACCCTATCTCGCGGTCGAGATCGAGGCCTTCGACGCCGACCCCTGGGCGATCAACGTTGCCAACGGCACGCTGGTGGTCGATCGGGCGGCGCCGGGCATGATCCGCTTCAAGTCGCACGATCCTGCCGACCTGATCACAAAAATATCGCCGGTCGCCTACGATCCGCGCGAGCCCTGTCCGATCTTCGATGCATTTCTCGCGCGCATACAGCCGGACGAAGACAACCGGCGCTTCCTGATCGATTGGCTCGGCTATTCGCTCACCGGCGACGCCGCTGAGCAGCAACTGGCTATTTTTCACGGCAGCGGCGCCAACGGCAAGGGCACCCTGGTGCGCATCTGCTCCCATGTCGCCGGCGACTATGCCAAGGCGACGCCGATCGAGACCTTCCTCGCCGAGGCGAGCCCGCGCAATGCCTCGCAGCCGACGCCGGAGCGTGCGGCGCTGCCCGGGGTGCGCATGCTGACGGCGTCGGAGCCTAAAAAGGGTGCCAAGCTCGACGAGGGCTTCATCAAGCTTGTCACCGGCAACGACATAATCTCGGCGCGCGATCTCAACAAATCGCAATTCGAATTCATGCCGGTATTCAAGCTGACCATCTCGGCCAACAACAAGCCGCGCATCAACGATCAAACCGATGGCATCTGGCGGCGCATGAACCTGGTGCCGTTCGACGTTAAAATTTCGCGCGCGGAATGGGACCTCAAACTCGATGAAAAGCTGCGCGGCGAGGCCTCTGGCGTGCTCAACATGTTGCTCGACGGCTTGCGCAACTGGCTGGTGAACGGCCTCAAGCGCTCGGCGGCGTCGGAAAAAGCCACGGCAAAATATCGCGAGGATTCCGACGAACTCGGCCGCTTCCTCGGCGACTGTGTCGAGGCGGTGCCGGGCGAGCGCGTGCAATCGAGCCTGCTTCACGAGCTATTCATCGCCTGGGCGAAGGCAACCGGCGCGGCGGAATGGAGCAATACCGGCTTCACCAACGCGATGAAGGATCGCGACTACACCACCTACAAATCGAACGTGATGTTCTATCTCGACATTCGCGCGAAAAAGACCGTCAACGACTTCGTCGATCATCTCGGCCATGCACAGGTCGGCGGCGCCGATGAACGCGAGCGCGCGGCGACGCAGGCGCGGGCTTCGCCTGATGACGATGAGGTCGGTTTCTAAACGCAACCCTCCCAACCCTCCCATTCGTGGGAGGGTTTGCGGACGAGGAAGTGGCTGGTATTGGCTGGTTTGGGAGAGTTTGGGATGGTTGGGAGGCTTTTTGCAATGTTTGACTCACATGCGCGGGCGCGCGCGCGTGTGTCTCAAGGTCACATAAACCCTCCCAACCCTCCCAAATCTTTCAAGTTACTCCAATAACTCATGTTTTTACAATGGCTTGCGTGGATGTTCGAGGTTTTGCCAGCCTCCCAAAACCCTCCCAAAACCCTCCCAAAAGTCTTCCAGAACCCTCCCGGACAACCTGGACCGCAAAAGGTGAACAATGGAACTGACTATCAAGCTGCAGGATCAGGCCCTTGTTCGATTTGGTAATCAGCTCTCGGCGCTGGGCGAGCGCGCCAATATGGTGATGTCGAGCGCACTCAATCACGAAGGCGCCAAAGCGCTCACGCAGGTCAAGCGCTCACTCGCGAAGCAAAGCGGCATGAAGTACGGCGATCTTTCGAAGCTCACCCATGCGGTTCCCTCTTCGCCTTCCACATTGACCTATAAAATCCGAGTATCGGGGAAGGAAACCAACATTGCCGCGTTCGGTGGCAGACAGACTGCCGCCGGCGTGAGTGCGGCGCCCTGGGGAGAGCGTCACGTGTTTGCTGGTACCTTTATGGTTTACGCGCACGCCGGCGAACAAGGGCTGAGCGGAATTGTCGCCGAAGGCAGCGCGCTCGCGTTCAAGCGGGTCGGCAAGGGCAGACTACCAATACACCCGCTTTATGGTCCCAACATCGGCCGCGAGGTCCTCAAGGGTGAGACGCGCGAAGTATTCGAAAGAGCCGCGCCGGCCGTGATCGAGCGACTGGGCCATGAGATCCAGCGATTACTGAAGTAATGACCGCGCTGATTATTAGGAAGTCCCGCCCACGGTCACAGGTCGACCCATCCGCGTTCACGGGTCCTTCCTACGGGGGGTGGTACGTGCGGTGCCGTTGCAGCCCGGAAAAACTCTAGCCGCGCAGAACCATAACGTGCTGAATTCATTAAATAAACGATGACATCTCGCCCTGAAATCGCTTCTGGTGACGCTGCATTATGGCTGACAATCAGCGAATTGGCGGCGCGGCAAGGTGTCGGCCCGCCGGCAATCTCGATGCGCGTGAAAGCGCTGGTGGCGGATGGCCAGCTGCAGACGCGAAAGGGCCATGGGCGCCGCAAGCTCGTCAATTTGGTGCAATTTCTGGCCGCCATAGGCGAGAGCGGCGATGCCGCGCGTGAGATGCCCCAGGAAACGCGCGAGGCGGTGCCGGAGAGTGATGTTGCGGCTTCGCCGAGCTATCGAGAGGCCCAAATCCGCAAGGCACAAGCCGAGGCCGCCCTGCGCGAATACGACCTACGCCAAAAGCAAGGCGAGCTGGTGGAGATCGCCGAGATCGAGCCGGCCGCAGCGGCCTGTGCTGAGGCGATTGTCGCGGCGATCGAACGACTGCCGGCGCATGCCGCCGAGATGGCGGCTGGTGTCGGGCACGATGGTGAGCGCGGTGCGCGCACTCAGTATCGCCAGGACGCCCGCCACCTTCGCATGGCCATCGTAGATGCATTCGATCGAATGCTCACCACGTTTCCGGTTCTCGCTGGCCGCACGCTCACCGTGTGTGAAGACCCCGCGCCCGCCTGGGGCGATCTTGACCCCGCAGATCGCTAAAAACATGAATGCCATTTTGCAATCCGTCCGCGAGGTGCTCCTGCGCACTATGCGGCCGATCATCCAGCCGCCGGCTGAAATCACGCCGGCGCAGTGGGCCGCCGCAAATCTGATTGTGCCAGACGGCCCGCACGCCGGCGAGAAGTGGGACCCGGCGCTTACGCCGTACATCGTTGAACCTCTCGACCAAATGGGCCCGGCTTCCTCTGTCAACCGGCAGGTCATTCGCAAGGCCGCGCAGACAGGTTTTTCGATCATGGCAATTTGCGGAGTTGGTCATTCGATCGCTTGCGACCCGCAGGGTGGTGTGCTGCTGGTACAGCCGACACAGGACGCGCTCGACAAGTTCATTCGCGATAAGCTGACTCCCTGTATCGAATTGACCGCAGCGCTAAAGGCGAAAGTGGCCTCCCAGATCGCTCGGTCGGGCGCAGGCTCGACCACCTACAACAAAAGGTATCCTGGCGGATCACTGCAGCTGGTGATCGCTAATTCGGCGGCCGGCTTGCGCTCGATCACCAAGAAGCGCCGCATCAAGGATGAGGCCTCGGAATACCCGCACGACCTGGATGGACAGGGCTCGCCGCACGCGATGATTGAGGCGCGCGGCGAGGCCTTCCTCGCTTCAGGAGATTGGAAAGAGACGAGCATCTCGACGCCTACCATCGTCGGCGAGTGCTACATCAGCGACCAGTTTGAGCGCGGTGATCAGCGTTATTGGCACGTTGATTGCCCCGGCTGCGGCGAGCCTTTCGTCTTTCACTTTGACCTAAATTTCCAATTCAATGACACCTATCCGTATAAGGCGCACTACGTTGCGCCGTGCTGTGGGACGGTAATCGAAGCCCTTCAGAAAAACTCCCTGGTGCGCGCAGGCAGCCGCCATGCACCGCGCCGCGACGATGGTTTGCCGAACGGCTGGATTGCGACCGCGCCGGGGCCCGGCAAGTTTCCAAGCTATCATTTCGACACGCTTTCCAGCCCCTTCGTACCTTGGGACGCCGTTGCAGAGCGCTGGATAAATGTGCAGGCGCTCAATGATCAATCGGAGCTCAAGACATTCTGGAATTTGACGCGCGGCGAAGCTTATGAGGTGCGCGGCGATACACCCGACTATCTTCGGCTGATCGAGCGGCGAGAAGAATATCCGCGCGGCCGCATTCCCCCGGGCCCGCTGTTGCTCACGATCGCGGCGGACGTGCAGATGCGCGGGATTTATGTGGAAGTCGTCGCGCATGCACATGACCGTCAAAGCTGGGTGATCCACGCCGATTATCTCGACGGTGCCACCACCGCGGCCGACCAGGGTGCATTCGCCGCTCTCTCTGAGCTCTGGCATCGGGCCTGGCCGGACGGCTACGGCAACGAGTGGCGAGCTGATGAATTCGGAATCGATAGCGGCTACAGGACCGATATTGTCTATGAGTGGACCCGCAGGCATCCCGGTTCGAAGGCGCTCAAAGGCGTAGACGGTTGGGGCAAGGTGCCGCTCGGCGTCGCGGTAGACGTTGACGTTTCCTACGCCGGCCGGCGGATGAAGGGCGGCGCCAAGGTGCGCGCGGTCGGGACTTGGGTGATGAAAAGTGCTTTCTACGCCGATCTCGCGCTCACGGGATCGTCGGATGGATCGGCCGTGACGTATCCGCCCGGCTATTGCCATTTTGGCGCCTTCCTCGATGAAAACTATTTTAAGCAACTCACATCGGAATATCTCGAAGAGGAAACTTACCGCGGCCGGCCGCGCAAAGTCTGGAAGCTGGGCAACAACCGTGAAAATCATTTTCTTGATGCGCGTGTCTACAATCGTGCGCTCGCAAACGCTTACCTGACGACATACACGGCCGACGATTGGGCACGCGCGGCTAAGGAGCGTGGTATTCCCGAAGACATGCAGAAGCCGGACTTATTCGCGCCGCGCGGCTTCACCCCGGGGATACCGCCGCCGTCGCCGCCGTCG